CACGGTTCCAGGTTGGTATCAAGTGATGTGATACGAGACGTATCGCAGAACTACGCGAGAAGTAAGCCGAAGGGGTCATCCCCTTCGACTACTCCTCCCAATTGGGTCGTCGTAACATGTGTTACCGACAGTAAGGACCTTGGGTGGACTCGCCGGCTCGCCCTTTCTATGAAAGAGCGAACACCAGCGCCAAGATCGCCAGCCTTACCCTTAAGCCGAGGCCAAGGGACTAAGGTATTGAGGAATTCAATACCTCGGTTGAGTCTTTGCCCAACTCGACTGACCGAGACGGAGGGTTCCACCACATCCACGGATGTGGCCAAACGTTTAGCGTTTGCGACCATTGCGAGAGCACGCTCTGCACACTGGTCGGGAGTAGAACCTAACTCTCCGTCCTTCACATACATCGGCCCTAGGGCCTGTACCGCCTCCGCCGCTGCAGTTATCCAGAATTGCCTCTCACCTTGAGACAAGCAATTCACTGCACCGGTGGACCACGCGGATGAAAGGTGGTGTAATAGCGTCGTTGTCTTATCCTGAGACATGGCACATCGGATCGCCCTAACCCATTTGGGCCGAAGGGTACGAATCCCATGTGTCACATCTTTCGGATGACATGGCATATTAGCACCACCCACTTCGCGTGGGAGAAATGGCGACACACCGCGTTGCGCGAGCATGCGATAAGTCTCGTAATAGTAATCCAGCAACCAGTCAATGACGGCTGCTGGGTCACGATACTCCTTTATCGCACGGCACATCGTTGGACCCATAGCCCATATGGGCAATGGGGGTGATCCCTTCTCAGGGGTCACTCCTTCCAATAATGGCCTAACGGAACCTGTCCTGAGGAGGCGGGCCGCCACTCGTCCTGTCGGACTCTTGGTAATCACCACGAGTTCTTCAACAAGGACGCCGCAGGAAAAGGACTCCATGTCCTTCCCAGCGGAGGGGGCACCGCCCGTCATCTCAAGATTGGCCGTGTATTGGTTGGATACGGTCTTAGGTAGATAACCTTCCAAGTCATCACCTACCGTCCCAACCCTTCCACGTTCCCGTTTGCTCACAAATCGTCTCTCCCCAGTCTTAGTCCATGCATTCTCCATTAACCCGAGGTTGAATAGAGAGAGTATGGGCCAAGAAGTGCCTAGCCCCATTAGGATACCACACGTGGTGGTAACCGAATGTCCAGGTGCATATGGTGGAAAATCCACATACATCTGCATTGGGCCAGTGCAAAAGCGGAGAGCATTCTTTAGAAACGGGGTCCAACCCACTTTTTCAAGGATGCCCTCCACTATGGGAGAAACGACCCCAAAAGGCATCAGGTCTGTTGCGCGGGTCATGTCTACAGATCGTAGAACATACCCATCGCCCCAGCGTGACCCCTCCATGGAATTTATGAAAGACTGCATAGGTGCAGTCTCTCTCAGTCCCATTCGAGGATCACCCCGAAGGAAGCCGAGCAGGAGGCTATTAAGGAAGATAGAGAAGTAGACGACGCATGAAGTGACCGGAGTCACCATACGCGTCTTCTCCCCTCTTTCCATAATAACAACCTGCCTGATCTCAGGGATCCGGCCTCCATCCATCATCTCTTTAAGCTCGAGCCCTATGGCTGCATACGCATAAAGATGTTCGCGCACTAGTTCCCATTCCTGGGGCCCAATGTCGTGAAGGTAGAAATAATCAACTCGATATTCAAAGAGTTGTTCCCCTACCATGGTGGATGTCCTTTTGGTGGCGGGATCTTCGGATTCATCTTTGAAGGCCATCTCATACACTACGTATGGGAGGTCCGCACAGACGGTCCGAAGATCGGCTATACAATTCGAAAGGGACTTCGCCTTAAGAGCCTCAACCGAGGCTCTCACTGCACCCACTAACCCTCCCTCCTTGACGCGCGACTCGAAAGTCGCGGACAAGGAAGAAGGGAAGGTCGCTTTAGACGTCTTACAGTTCTCATGCGCCCAAGTGGACGAGAACTTTCGGAACCAAACCCTCATCTTCCGACATACGTCGGGTGATGAGGTAAGGTCCACAAGATGTTGTTGCTTAGCTTGCAAAACATCTTGCGGCGTTGGTAGCGGACCAGCACGGGCAAACCGTGATAGCTGGTGCAGTACTTGTTTCTTACCCTCTGAGGTGTGACCGGAGAGCGCTAGTTCTCCGGAGAAACATGTAGACAAAGCTGGTAGGTAGGGCGGTCTCTCGACACCTGTTAAGGTATCTTCGACAGCCACCCTACGTATCCAATTACTGAAGCCCTTGAAAGCAGCCTTTGGTGTAGTCCTCACGGACTCCAACAAAAGGTTGTTCACAAGGCGTTCAAATCCGCGCCGAGCGGCACGGACGTGAACGCTTGAGCGCTTCATATCCCAAACGTTGTTCCAGGCCCGTCCGAACGATGCAGAACACCCCATTACCAGGGCGTTCAACCATCGTCGGACAGGTTCTGTTACGACGACCCGTGGAGAGACCCAAAGTCGGATTCCTTTCGACTTCTGGTGTGCCCCTCGTAAGATAATCATCTTACAAGCGGGGGTATCTCCACTGCCCTTCCCTAAGGAAGAGCGGTGACCCACGGAGCCCTGACACCAGTCAGAGCCCCTCATCATGCATTTAGCAGAAGATTTTTCTTTTACTAACATG